GCCGCAGCTCTGCTTAATTGTCCGGGCTGTGAATTAACTTGATAGTCAATACGTTTTGGAAACGATGTAAATACTTGATTAAGGCCGTAAATGTTTCCGGTGCTTAACCAGTTGTATAACGTAGCGCGTACGCCGGTGCGCCCTGCCATTATCGAATCCGTCGGTACAGGTCAAGCATTTTTGTGGCAATAGCAATCTCTCCGCCGAACATAGTTGCTCCGCTTACGTTGCCCGTAGGCTGAGTTGTCACGTTCATTGTTAGGGAGTTATCTCCACGTATCTTTAAAAACGCCGTTGTAACGAGGATACAGGCCTCTTTAATCGTTTGCGGTAGATTACCGAACGCCACCCCGCTTGCGTGCGTATACGCCAACGCAGAGGCTAATGGCACCGTTGTAGAGCCGTATGTGTAATTACTTGCCACCGTTACGCGCTCGCTGTTTGCTCCGTCGTAAATTCGTAGTTGCATTCCGGCCACAATTCCGTTGGCAGTCTGTACCGTCATGCTAGTTGCTCCGGCCGTTGCGCTTGCAATCAAATTATTAACGTAACCCGATGTGTAATTATAGGTGACAAAGATTTGCTGACGTGGCGCTGCGCCTACGCCGAACGAGAGCGCGCCCTGTGAGGAATAAGTAGTTGCCAACTGTGATAGCGGCACAATGATTTGCTGGTCTTCGAACCACGCTTTAGATGGGTCGCTCATTGACACTAGGCTGTTAGGGTCAGTTCCGTATGACAGGCTTTGTAATGAAATAACCGGGTTATTGTTCGGGTGTATCGCAAGGAATCCACTAGAGGTCATTCGGGTGCGTTGATTTTCGACCTGAGTAGACGCGTTGAGGTTTTGATTTAGGTACTCATCCATAAATGAAGAAGCGCGTAAGATTACGTTAGCCAGCTCTGCGTCTTGCGCAGCTGCGTTTCCGCCTACTACGAGGTTATCGTAGTCAATAGATGTTGGAGCGTTTTTATATTCAGCAACCGTAATGTACGGGTTTTCGTTGAACGGGTGCTGCGTAGTTACTCCGGTCGCCATATCTAATCTCCGTCTGTTTTAATTCCTGAGCCGTTATCGTGACCGCATCGGCCGCATGTTTTGAACCAGCTGCCAAATCCGCACTCTACGCAAGTGTATCCGAGATTATCGCTATTAGTCGTAGCCCCCATGAGTGAGGCTTCAATAAATCCTTCGGCCTTCATTGCCTTTGCGTCTTGATTGCTTACTGTGTAAATACCTTGCTTACTTGGCGTGTAACTTCTATTGCCAATCGTTGTTTCTCTTACGCCTTTATCCGGCGCGACCATTCTTTTTGCCATGCTGCCTCCTAGATGTTAAGAAGAAAGGGAGCGCTATTGCTAACGCTCCCTTTCCTGCCTTACTTATTATGCAGAAACGATACCTGAGACTGCGCCGTTCCATGCAGGAGCGGTACAGAAGAATGTTCCACGGAAATAAGTTGAGAATTCGTACGCGAACTGTGTAACAGGCCACTGAATACCCATGTAATCCTGAACCATAAAGTTAGCCCATACATCGCTAACCTCTGTGTCAGGGATTGGAAGTGTAAATGAGAGAACTGGAGATACGCCCTGTGGTAGCCATGGGTGTACTTCTAGGTCTACTGCTTTACCTGTAACTTCGTTTTGAAGACCAGTAACGATTGAGCCGTAAGTGTTTCCACCGTTTTCGCCCGGGTTAGTGATGTTCAAACGGTAGTTTGCTGTTGAGCCGCTCTTGATTGCGTCAGAGAGTTGCTTACGGTCATTACCGTTAAGTAGAACGAGGTCTGGGTCAGCCTTTACTGCGTCGTAGAGGCTTGCGAATACAGTCTGATACTCAGCACCAGGATTTGATGTTGAGAACGTAGTGTTAATCGCATTGTTGTAACCTGAGTTAGCGCCAAGTACTGTAGGAAGAATTCCGTCGTAACCTGTTGCGTATGCAGATGTGTCAGCGGCCGCACGTGAAGCAGCTGCGCCAGTTGTTGTCAATGGCGCTGTGTTTCCGGTGCGCTGGATTGACGCTGCACCCTGAATTGTGAATGTACCGGTTCCCTTGAGAGTTCCCTGATACTTGAGGTTTGCGTTACCAGTAGTTGTACCAACGTAGATGTTGTAACCAAGTGCGCCAGCGACAGGAGTAGAAACTGTAACTGTAAGAACCTGACCTGATGTAGTTGTCTGAGATGTTTCAGTTCCGATGATTGACTCACCGAATCCTGAACCTGAGATACCCGCGTCAGCTGTTACGTTGATGTAATAGGTAGTTGCTGCGATTGCAGTCTGACCTGTTGCGGCTGTTGCTGCACCCTTTGTGAATGTAGGTGCTGAAAGTGCGCCCGCGTATCCACTTGCTGTACCGCGTGCCATAAGCATCATGCGCTCTTCCATCAACATAGTTGCGTAGAGAGTAGATGTTGAAGACAACTGACGGAGGTCTTGGTAACCCATGCCTGAAAAATTAGCATCGAATGATACTGAGTCAGATAGTGAGTATGAGTTGTAAGGAAGAATCAAATCATCAGCTGCGTACGCAATCTTTGGACCACGCTCGTAGTTGATTGAACCAAATGCTGTTGTAGTAGATTCGGTGATTCCCGGCCATGTATTTCCTACTCCGCCTGTACCTGTACCTGTGTATCCGAGAATGCGCTTAACACGGTGTGATGTGCCAACGCCCTTCTTGCGTGGAATACGGTTACGTAGAGGTGTTGGACGTGGAGTAAGCAACTTTGCAGGCGCTTCGAGGTCGAACGCTGCGAAAGATGTTGAGAGAGGTGAAGTAAGGGAGATGTCTTTCTGAATATCTTGCATCGCTGTACGCTGTGAAGCGAGAGCAGAGTTAAGACCAGCTAGTGCGTCTCCTGTTAGTGACTTATTAGCAACGAGTGACTCGATTGCTGCGACTGGGTCAGCGACAGGTGCCATACCCGGAACAGATGAACCATGTGAAAGAGCTTTACCGAGAACTTCGGTGTATTCCTCCATGCGGTTTGCTGCTTCGATTGGTGCTGCGTCGCCGAACAGGTCTTTAGCGCGTGGCATTTCGGCCATGACGGTATTTCCTTTCGGTTAGTTGGATTCAGTTAGGGCAGCATGCTTACCGAGAAATTCTTGGTATAGCGCTTTGTATCCCTTAGCCAAATCCGGGTCGGTTGATGCGTCTGCTTTTGCCTTGTATGTAGCGGCTTTTACCAACAGGTCATTTGACGCGTGGTCTATTGGCTTGATAGTCCGCTTAGGACCACCAGAAGCCGCGAGTGACTTTGCAGTCGCTAACTCTGTCTCTAGGCTTACCGCTTTATCTGTCGCTGCCTTATTTGCAGATAACAGATTTGCAATCTCTACCGAAAGTGACTTTGTCGCGCTCTTTACTGCTTCCTCTACTATGGCTTTTACTTCTTCCTCTACTGTCTCAGTAGTGGAATCTTCTTTTGCAGCTTCTTCGGTTTCTGCCGGTGCTGCTTCTTCAGTTGCCGCAGCTTCTTCTACTGCCGGCAATTCCTGCTCTTCTAATTCTTTTACTTCTTCGTCTGCGTCTGCGCTCTTAGGTGTTTCGTCAGGCGAAACCATTTCCGCAGTAGTTACATCGCTGCGCCCATGTGAGTCTTGCGGAACTTCGCAACCGCATTCGAGGCACTTATGGCCTTCGACGCTTTTTTCTTTCTTTTCCATTGCTTTGTATCCCCCGGCGCATTTGCATTCTTTTTCCGACTTGTCGCAATTAGCGCATAAGTCCATTCCGTCTACGTCTTTCTTTGCAGACATTTCAATATTTTCCATGACTTCTCCCTCTTCTTCTTCGCCCTCATACCAAGCGAATAGATGATGTACTGCGGAGAGAAGATGAGCAATAGACATTTCTTCGTTGCTACCTTCGCTCATCTCGCCAGCTTCAACCACAATAAGTTGAGCCAATGCGCGGCGAGCGTCGTCGTACAACTTTTGGTCGAACTTCTTGACGTCTCCGGCTGCGAGCGATTTAGCAGTATCAACGAGTGCTGAGGCTGTCTTCACTTTTCCGCTTTCTTTTAAGTTACGGTCTAAGTCTAGGGCTTTTTCCGTTACATTTTCTTCTTTTTCAATCAGCTCTTCTACCTTCCAAATGCCGCTTTCGCCGGCTACGCTCTTGGCGAGTACTAGCTGGCAATTAGGGTTGGCAGGTCGGTCTACGATTGAAACTTCTACGATTTGGCCGTCAATAATTCGGCCGTTTGCTGCTTTCTCGTCGCGCACAATTCTTGGAGCCTTAATTCCAATACTGAATCCTTTGAGTACGCCGGTCTCTACCTTTTTTACTGAAATAGGGTCTACTACTAGCGCATGAATGTAATGGCCGTCTTGCTTCTTTTCGTATTCTTTTGCAACACCGGCAGCGATGTTTGAGTGCTGCTCTCTGATGTTTCCGCCAGTCTTAAACCAATCAGGCATTGCGCGGTCTAACCAAGCCGGGTCACAGATTTGCTGGTCTATGTCGAGTGAATCGTCTGTAGCCTTACCGTAGACCATCATTGTTCCGTCTGCGTTGCGGTCTGACTTTACAATCTCGAAAAACGCTGTAGTTAAATCTTGCACCAGTTGCTCCTTAGTTAATTACGCTGAATAAGTTACTACGACTGCACCGGCCGCTGTTTGTGCAGCTGAGATTGCATACACTTTATCTCCGCCGTTAAGCCATAATTGAAATGTGCCGCTTGCTGCAATCGTGCGGCCAATAGTTGCACCTGATGTTGCAATACTTGCATCTCCTACGAAAATAGCCGCAGAGTGTCCATTGTAAATTTGTACTGCTTGACCTTGACCCATGCTTGGCGGTAATGAAGCAATAAGCGTTGCAGTTGTCTGTACGGTGTTATTTAAGTGTACTAATGCCATTTATTTCTCCTCTGAATGTTCGGTAATTGTACCCTGAGTGTCCGGTTTTTCGTGCGGCGTTGCGTCGCCGTTAGTCTTTTTTAGCCAGACTATTCCTACGCCATTGTCTATAAATCTATTGCGCTTTTCACTCACTTAATTACCTCCACCTTAATTACTCGGTCGTAAATTGAATTAGCGTTAGCCGGGTTCTCATCGTATCCCGTAATCCTAAATTTTGTGCCAGCTTGTAGTAGGAATTCTGATTCTTGGCGCTGGTATAGGCCGTCTATTGCTAGGCCTTTGTTTCCGGCCGGTACTGTAATCTCTAATCGCGTAGACCCGAATGAATACGATTTAGAGTGTTCAAACGTGGTAGATACGAATCCTTTATCTTGGTATTCGCTTCCTACTCCCGCTCCCCATAATTCATTACCGTATTGAGTGTTTACGCCTCTGAATACAATAATCGGTTCGGTTAGCGGTTTTGTGCGGTCAATTACCGGTTTGAGGTTTTCAATAAAAGGTTTTATTTCGGCAATTCTTTGCTCTTGCCTTTCTAACCTTACTCCTCTTCCAAATGCGATGTTACCTTCACGCAAGTATCGGTTAATTATGAAATAATCTTCGCCTTTGTATGCGTGAACCGCTGTACGCTCGGCTTCCGTTAGCGTAGGTTTGATTGCAGTTGCTTGCGTAGTAGTTAATGCGCGGTATTCGCTGTCGCTTAATACTCTTGCCTCTTGCTGCGCGGCCGGTGCAGCTTCTTCGGTAGGCATAATGTTATCTACCCCGCTGGTATTAGGTTCCGCGTAATAAGCATCGTCAATTACCGGTAATACTGCGCAGCGGCAGTTCGGGTGTACCGGCGGCTCTGTATCTCCGCTTGCGAACGCGTCTCCGGTATTTACTACTTGACCTTCGTTCGGTGCGCAAATGTCGCAAGGGTTAGCCCCGCTCCACTCCACCTTCTCTACTCCGCCATTTTTGTAATTCTCCATCGCCGCTAGGCTCATTGCTCTGTTTTGTTCGGTAATTGCAATTGTTAGCGCTCGCGCCGGGTCGCCTATCTTCTCTGTAATTACTTTTGCAGCTCTCGCCGGGCTGAATCCGGCCGCAATCGAGTCAGCAAGCGCAGTTCCAATCCGGTCAAATCCGTTAGCGGCAATCTTCTTACTTGTAATTCCAGCGTCGTTGAGTAGTTTTTCAAACGCTCCGGTAGGTCTGTATAGGAGTGCGGCCGCGCGGTTTCCCGGTTTCCAATTATTCCAGTCTACGTAATCCGGGCTTTCTTCCTTCTTCTTGGCCTTTGTAATTGCAGCTTTGTTGTATTCAGTCTTTGCTTGGCTTATAGCCTCTGCGCTCGCGTCTAATCCGAGTAGGAATCCATCTGTATAAATCTTTTTTAGCGCCCCGGCAATCGGCTCTATATCAATTTTTACATGCAGCATAGCCCACGCGCGAGCGCGGGTACGGTCTTGCGTAATGTTATCTGTGACAAACGGGTGAGTATCCTGATACGCCTCATAGATTGCACGCGCGTTAATACTTGCCCGGAGTGCAGCTCGCATCGTTACTGAATTCTTTGCCGCTATGCGCACATCGGCCTTATGTGCGCCCCACGTCATGCTAGGTAGGCCTTTGCCAATGACCTAGCCGTATCGAGGTCGCCTTCTACTGCGCAACGGTTTAACGCTTCGCCAACTATCGGGTCAATCATCTTAAATTCGAAATCTCTTTTACGTGCGCCTTTGTTAGCCCATTTCATAAACGCTTTGACTTCGGCCGCTACTTCGTTAGAGGTGTCTTTACCTTCCGGTATCTCCTCTTTTGGTGCAGCTGCGCTTCCGGGTACTTCCGTAGTTCCATCGCTTTCTAGCTGTGGAGCGCTTTCGGCCGCCGGGTTAATTAAGCCGTCAGGTGAGAATAGGTACACGCTGCTTCCGCTTACCAGCATTGGCATGTCCGCTTGCGGAGTATCCAATAGCGGTAATCCTAATTCGCTGCGTCGCTCGTTTACTGTTTTACCGGCGCTGGTAACTTCAATCTGTGACTTACGTGCGCTCGCTTCGTCGTCTTGGCGCTTACTTGCCATGAGTCGGAATTCTAATTCTCTTGGCATTCCGAGGTACGCGTATGAAAGGTTAGTAATCATTTTGTTAAGCCAGTTTACGAGAGGCTGTACTCCTAGCGCCTCAGCGTTGCCGGCCTTTCCTTCTTCGAATCCCTTGCCCCCTAATCCGCCTTTAGGGTTATAGCCAATCTCTGTAGGCTGTACCCCGAAGTGTCCGCAGATGGAAGCAATAAGAAATTCGTCAAGCGTATCCTTAAATTTTTCTCCGTATGCGTCATTTACAATAGGTGTAATTCCTGTAGGCAATAGACGTGCGCGCTTGCGCTGCTCTGTTTGTCCGGCCAAGTCGTCGTTAAGGATATCTTCCCACGCGCGCAATAGGTCAGGGTTAGTTCCCCATGTAGCATCTGTTGAGAACATGAGTTCCGGCAATACTCCGTCTGTGTATTCGGCGCGAATCCATTGCTGTCTGCGTAGGTAAATATCTGCTAGAGGTAATGAGCGCTCTACCGGTGAGTATCCATACACGCTTGTAGTGCGTCGGTTTTTAACGAGGTACGCAAGGTCATCTGATGTAAATTCGCCATCAGCTTTTGGGTCATCGTTATTAGCGCTGAATTCTGCACGTGGGAATCCGTAAAGGATTTGCTGGTATGCAGCTTGCGGCGGCATAGGTCGCATTCCTCTGTCATCTAGCATCGGTTTAATAGTTGCGCCGTCTAAAATCTGTAGGCCGTATAGGTCTCCGCCTACTGTCTTTTGCGGCCAAATTGCTAATGCGTCAATTACGAGGATTTCCTCTAGCGCGATGTTAAGCCAATCAGTAAATGTAAGGCCGTTTGCTTTGTCCGGGTTTTCCCAGAACGAACGAATACGGTCAATCTCATCATTAAAATCTTCGCGCGCTTTTACCATTGCGCGTACATGGTCGCCCCCGCTTTCGCTAACTATCTTTTCGCTAGCGTCATTTCCGAGGACAATATCCCATTCTAGTCCGGCCGTTTTGCCTTTAATTACTTCTACGCAACGACGGAGTATGTCAATCTGGTCTGCCGCTGCGCGTAATGTCTTAAACGGTACTAGGCGTGTTTCTGTAATGTTGATGTTTTGTGCGACTTGGTATTCGTAGCGTCGCGGTTCCGGTCTTCCGGTAATTGGGTTTACCGGGTTGATTGCTCCCGGTGTAATTGGAATACCCGGACCGAAAGGCACTCCGGCCAATAGTGGGTTACGTGGGAGAGCGTTTACTGTTCCGTAATTTTGGCCGATTGCTCCCGGTGCTGCGTTACGCATTTGCTGTTCGTTCATTACTACCGAGCCAGCTGGTAAATTCGGTGCTGCTTTTTCGACGTCAGTTCCGGCTATTGCTTTTGCGATACGGTCGCGTAGACCCATTTGTATCTCCCTGTTAGCGCCCCTTGTAAATCAGGCTTGCGTAATAGTATCAGTTAAATCAGTCTGCGCCGTCAGCACATACTCGCCCTGCCCGCAAAGATTGCACTTTGTCATAACCTGAGCATCCTCAGCGTTGCGAGTCTCAATGTAGAAATGACCGCGGCAAGGTGAGTTGTATTCGTATTTGATAGCCATTAGAACTCCTTAGTAGTAAAGATAAACAACGCCGTTACCGCCTGAGCCAGCAGTACCACCAGTTCCAGCACCGCCTCCACCGCCACCACCTGAGCCGCCTTTGCCACCATCATTTAGAACACCAGTTGATATTCCTGCTGGATAACCATTAGCAAAACCAGCAGATGTGTAACCTGCACCGCCACCGCCGCCGCCATAGGTTGTTCCAGTTCCACCAGTTGCAGTTCCGCCAGCGTATAAATCACCAGTACCACCAGCACCGCCTGTGCCAACACCTACTGTTCCTACTGCACCACCGCCGCCACAAATAAGTCCACGACCACCTGCACCGCCTGTCAATGTTCCAGTTACAGTAGCATTTCCACCACCGCCACCAGTTGAAACACCAGCACCACCAGCACTACCTGAAGCACCGCCGCCACTTGCGTAAGAAATGTTGCCAGTAGAAGCAGCAGGAGTGCCTGTGTAAGAAACTCCAGATATAAAACCAGAACCTGTTGTTGCACCACCTGCACCGCCACCGCGACCTTGATTTGCAAGGTCGCAACCTGCACCACCGCCTGCCATAACCATTCCATAAATAGATGAACCGCCGTTGGCGCTTGTAGCATTTGTTGCAACACCAGTACCACCTGCGCCAACTGTTACTGTGTTTGAAACATAAGTCCA